AACTAATTCTACTATAAAGCCAATAAACATACTGGACAAAAAGAGTAGACCAACAAAGGTAAACATAACGATAAATTCAGTAATCATAACTTATTCCTGTTTATATTAATCTTAGCTTGTTTCTTTAACCTTCTTTGCATACTAGAATAAGGATTAAAGTATATACCATTAATTACTAATAATATTAATAAAGTAATTACTATAAGCATTTTCTAAACTCCATCTTTGCTCTACTTAAGTAGTATAACACGATTCTGGATTGTGTCTACTTTTATTTAGACCTACCGATTAAATAATTTAGCATTGCCCGCTGTGACTCGCCGTACTCCTGTGTCTTTATAGTCCAAAAGTGTTGGTTGTGTGATGCCCAGTGTACCGCTGCGGCCTCTAAAGTAAACCAACGGCACCCTGCCTTTATCATGGGTGTCTCACCATGAACCATAATCATCATATAGTTACCGTCTTGCGCTAATGTTATGCCTTTGGCAAAACTAAGATCAGCACCACTAAGATCAGAACCACTAAGATCAGCACCACTAAGATAAGCATAACTAAGATCAGCACCACTAAGATCAGAACCACTAAGATTAGCATAACTAAGATCAGCATAACTAAGATCAGCACCACCTAAATCAGCAGCCCTAAGATTAGCACCACTAAGATTAGCATAACTAAGATTAGCACCCCTAATAGTAGCATGACTAAGATCAGCCCCACTAAGATTAGCACCACTAAGATTAGCACCACTAAGATTAGCACCACTAAGATCCACAGCAATAAGAGTAGAATAACTAAGAGAGGCACGGGTGCCACTTGTGTTGTCTGAAGCCCACAAGGCATGTGCTGTTAATACTGTCTGCAATTCCTCACTATTCATATTATAAACTCCCTGCGATAGATTTAAGTGCCTTGATACGCTTGTCAAACAGTGTACGGGTGCTCAAGGGTGAACCTTGCCAGTGAACCACGTTAATGCTTGTTGTGGTGTGGCTAACGTACCTGCAGCGGTACTGTGATCCCGCACCACATACCAGCCACTGGCCGCGTTGAAGCTTAAGGGTACCGTTCATAATGTCAAGTTGTACGTTATGCGACCATAAGTCTAGTGTTTTAGTATATTTCATTGTCTTATACCTTTGAGAGTACGAGCCACCCCATAACGGACTGGATCAGATATGTGTTTAGAGTAGCAGGCGACAATCCTGTAATCCGTAGGACATTACCATACGTTAAATCTGAATTGTTACAAACTAAATTAGTTACCGATTCCTGATCCCATTGTTTCATAGTCTTATTCTCTCTCTCGCTATTATGTTTATAGTTGAACTAATGTTAATAACCTTTGTGTCTTTGCCATCTTTCTGCCGTGTTGTGGGTAGGCAATAACCCTTATATCCTTTGACCAGCACTGGCGACAATCACCACACTTTCCTGCCCGTGTTGATGCTTCACACAAGGCCATCTCAGGCGTTATATCATCCGGAGTAGGGACTATAGTGCTTGTGGTGTTACCGGCTATGGTAGCACCTTCTATGCTGTCTGATGAGTACCTAACCACTACGTTGGGCAATGACTCCATACTGGCGAATACAGTATGAAACTTGCTAAACTTATGCATCCTAGTGGGTAGCCAATGGTTTATCCATGGGGTTTGTTCCATAACCTCTAGAATCTTTTCTGCCAGTGCTACACTATAGACATCACCACTATCAAACCATCTAAAGTAGCGGCTATTGTCGAGTGCTTTAACCATGTCCGTGACCCACTCATCACGCTTCCAGTCTTCCTTATTATGGACACGAACGGCAACGACATTCTTGAATCTATAGTTACCGTCGGTAGCGTAGCATCCTTTGCAAGCGTCAACTAAGCCACCACCAATGGCAATACTACCTGCACAGGTGTCCAGTGCCTGCAGTGACCATGAAAGGCATGGCATCTTTGAGGGCTTTGATAGTTTGATCATGATTTCTTCTCCGCAAGGACTTTGTGGCCCTGTTCTGCGTCGCGAAGGATGCCCGCGACTTCATATTCGATTTCCCATTTAGTGGCTTTTTTGCCAGTACCAATTGCTCGTAGGTTCTTTGCGTGGGTGTTTTCACAATTACTGTAAACGTAATGCGCGCCGGTAAAGAACTTGTCTCCGTGACAAAAGTCCCCATAAACTGGTAGTTGAGCCACAGCGCCGTTGGGGTTATACAGGTGAAAGTTGACAGTGTCGCGCTTGTTCATGCCTGCAGCGCTGGTGGCCTCTACTGTGATGTTGTCCCATGTTCTCATTTTGCAGCGTCCCGTTTCGTTGTTGTTGGGGTAATTATATGCCTATCGGGTACTGTGTCAACAACTATTTATAAATATATTTAATTTATTTTATTGGCCTATGGATAAAGAGCGGGCGCGCGTGAATAGCATAGTACTAGGCAGGATGCAAGGTATATCTTGTGGTGTCTGCTGTCTACCAGAGACTACCAGAGGGCTGCCACATCAGCCCACACTTGTCAACCAATGAACACTGGTGATATCCCTAGCAATATCCATGCCAACTAATGTGGCACAATACTTGCCTCTGCAATACCCATGCCAACTAATGTGTATGCAATACCCGTGCCAATACTGGAGTGTAACCCTAGGTTGACACAAGCAAGATCCATGCCAGTCTATAGTTGGCACAGTATATGCATGGTGTACTGGTGTACTACCACACTACCACACTAGTGTACTACTACACTACCACACTGGTACCCTATCGAGTACCAAAGATGAAGGGGGTTGTCATTTGATGCCGGGGGTGCCGCTGGGTGATCGGGATTATTAGTGGTAGCCACTCAGATACTAAAAAGGGTCAATCTGGAACACCTCAGACCACACAGGAAACACTAAACACAGCTTAGGAATGCACAACTTAAGTCCGGAAAGTCAAGGTTGTTTAGACACTAAGTAAGTTTCTGATTAGATTACTAAAACATGTCTTAGTGTTATTACTAAATTAATAAAATAAAAGGAACTTTAGAAAGTATTGCTTGACAGAATTACAGATCAGTGGTATAATATACCTAAGCACCCAAAGGGGAGTTTAGATAATACTTCATCTATTAGTTTAATAGAAACTATATATATTAGTTGATTAATTACTTTATATATGTTATAATACCTCTAAAGGTTTAGTAATCTTATATGTATTATAATTAAGGTAATTACTATGGTAGATAATACCAATGGCACAGTAGTGCCTGAAGTTAGGAAAAGAGGCAGACCAAAGAAATCTAAACTTGTGTCTGCTACCAGAGGTAGCCGTAGTGTGATGGGCAGACCTAAAGGTGATGCAGCCATCATTAATGAATATAAAGCTAGGATGATAGCTTCACCAAAGTCAGCTAAAGTGCTTGACTCTATTTTAGATGCTGCTTTAGATGATGAGCATAAGAATCAAGCAGCAGCTTGGAAGATCTTAGTAGATAGATTAATGCCCTTATCTTATTTTGAAAAGGATAAGCAAGGTGGTGGTCGTAATGCTGTGTCTATAACCATCACTGGTGTAGGCGGAGCAGAGACAGTTATTGGCTCTAATGGGTCTACTTTAGAGGGTGAGTTTGAAGATGAATAGTGATAATGCAATAGAAAAGGAAATACAGGAGAAAGGGCTGACCGCGCCGAGAGTGTCCCCTGACCACATTGATTCAGTTATCGTGGCTGAAGAATACTTTACGGCATCAGGTGTTCTGACCGTCTGTGTGCTGACACTAAAGAACGGTTTCACTGTGACAGGTGAAAGTGCCTGTGCCAGTCCTGAGATCTTTAATGCAGAACTTGGGCAGAGTATTTCGAAGAACAAGGCACGAGATAAGATATGGGCGCTTGAGAGTTACTTGCTAAAGCAGCGCCTGCACGATGCTTGATGATAAGCCAACCTTTAATTACTTTAGCTACGATGACTTTAAGTGTAAAGAAACAGGTGAGAATAAGATAGATGTGTCCTTTATCTATCGTCTTGATCGTCTAAGAGCACTGTGTGGTTTCCCTCTAGTGATCTCCAGTGGCTATAGATCCCCTAAACACTCCGCAGAGGTGTCTAAACCAGTAGGGTCTGTAGGTCAGCATACATTAGGTATTGCTGCTGATATAGCCTGTACTAACTCAGTACAACGATATAAGATACTTGATAATGCCTTTGATATGGGCTTTACTGGTATAGGGATGTCTAAGGACTTTATACATCTTGACGATAGGGTGACTGGTGTTCCAGTTGTCTGGACTTACTGATGCAGTGTTGTCATTGTCAAACAAGACAGTCCCTTGAGGAGTTCAAGGAAGTATTGAACAACGGAGAAGAGCGTGTAAGTGCCTTCTGTATCTCTTGTCGCACGGATTCTGCGCTGCTGCAAAGCTGTAATAAGTGTGGAGAGTCAAAGGACGTTAGGGAGTTTTCTTTAACCCCAGCTAATAACCCCAGAAAAACATGCAAAGCCTGTAGAAGTCTTGATAATCAAGGTATCACAGCTAGAAGTAGAAAGTTAAAAAACAAGTACAACATAACCCACGATGATTACTTAGTGCTCCTAGAAGAACAAGAAGGAAAGTGTCTAGGATGTGGTACTACAGCAAAAGAACAGTATCATGGTGTTCTGGATGTGGATCATAATCATGTAACAGGGGAGGTTAGAGGCCTGCTCTGTAGTAATTGCAATAGGCTATTAGGGTTTTCTGGAGATAACGCCAGAACCCTGCGTAACCTAGCTAACTACGTTGATGAAAGAGGTAGCTATGTCAGAGGGGACTGATCTTGCTATCGAGCTACTTCCATGGCAAAAAACTGTTTGGGATGATCCCGCTAGATTCCAGATAGTTGCTGCAGGTAGACGTACAGGTAAGTCAAGATTAGCTGCATGGAAGTTAATTGTCAAAGCACTTACTAAGCGATGTACTGTCTTCTACGTTGCTCCTACTCAGGGGCAGGCTAGAGACATTATGTGGGAGACTCTACTGGAGTTAGCCCATCCAGTCGTAGCTACCAGCCATATTAATAACCTACAGATTAAGCTAATCAATGGTTCCACCATATCCCTCAAGGGTGGTGATAGACCAGAGACAATGCGTGGTGTGTCTTTATTCTATCTTGTACTTGATGAATACGCAGACATTAGGCCTGACGTATGGCAGC